TAATAGATCGCATACTTGCCTGACTGAAGATGTACTTCCATCTGCTAAGTTTTTTAAGTCTGTACTTTTCCATCCATCAGTTTTTGGATTGTTTAAAATTTCATTTTTAATTTTCTTGTAGACAGGATTATCTCTTGGCATTTCTTTGTCCTTTCTTCTGTTTAGATTTAGCAGTAGGTTTTAAGAACCTACGTCTACTTGGTTTAGTGAAGCTATCAACCAAATCAGATGTTAATTTATAGTTTATGTCTTTAAAAAATTCATAGTAATCCATGATTTAATTACCCTCCTCAAGTTTTCTCCACAACTCTGTATTCTCTATCTCTTGGATGTCTATCTTAATATCTCTGATAGCAATGTCCAATGCTTTCAAAACAAATGTGTCAACTAAGTTCGACATCAACTCATATTGATCATCGTTAAAATGGGTAGGCACATTCTTCAATGCAAGTAACTCATTTACCTTATCTAAAATTCTAAAAGGTGTATGTTGAGAATAATATTTTAGCAAGTCTTGTCGACTGTTTCTATTAATAGTAAATTCATCTAACTGTTCAACAACTTTAGGCTTTGGCATTTCTATCTCCTAATTTATATGGTCTATTTAAAAACTCTTGAACCTCGGATGCTTTCTTAAATACTACAACCTCATTACTAGCATCACTCGATTTAATTTTATAATAATCATCTTGAAAAAATACTGTATACAATACACCATCTACTGTAGTTTCCATGATGCCCTCGTCAACTATCTCTGTCATCTTGTTGCCTCACTTTCTTCTTCTGTAATTTTTCATAACAAGACTTACATACCCAACCTGTCGCAGTCCTACCACCACCATACTTCAGTTGTTTAAATTCATTACAGGTCTTGCAGTAGAGTCTAGGCTGATTCATATAAGTCCATTCATATAAAGTGTTATTGTCATTGTAAATGGATTAAAGATTAAAGCAATCAAACACCATAAAATATTATTCATTTCATTTCTCCCAACTTAAAGTCTTACCTGTGTCTACATTTTTAATAACCCCATACTTTATTTCTAACTCGGAATCAGGATAACGTGTGTCATCAGGTTCAAGTAAACCTGATTCAACTAATGATTTTGCCTCTGCCTCTGACTTAGCACTCACTAAGTAACTGTCAGTCCTTAAAACGTTTGACTCAACAAATACTTCAAAAGTGTAGGTAGGTTCAGGCTTGGGCTTGGGTTTCTTCTTGTGAAAGTATGCCCTTAACAACTTACTCTTTTCTATTGGGTAATCATACCGACAGTCAGGATCAGTAGATTTAAAACCATCCATCAACTTCTGTCCTCTGACTTTAAAAGTGTAGTCATCTTTGTTTAAATACTTCTTAACTTGCCTAATAAAATCCCAACCATCATAATCATTCGTTATATTTTTCAAGGCATACAAATGTTTCATATTTTCTTTTTCAAGTAAGATCACGTTTGAATGTGTAGTACAATTTGGTTTGACAACTTGTAGATGTGAGTAGCTTTCAATGTTTATGTGGTAGAAAAACTTTTTCATAAACCAATCACTCTCCTCTACAAACAGTTTGTTGATAAATGGTACGTCAATTAATATAGGTTGTGGTAAGTTCATTCTGATTCCCCTTTGCTTAGTATGGTTGAATTTAATTTGTTTATAAATTTAATTTTGTTACCCTTAATAAAAATAATAAATGCTTTAAGTAGTCCTAATACAAAGACAAAAACAGCAGTACCTAATAAACTAGTATCTAATCCCCCATAGTATGTAAAGTATGGAAATAAAACAGCTACCGCACCTAGCACAAATAGTATTGTCAATACATAGTCTAGTAAATCTAATATGTAAATCTTGTATTTAGTTTTCAATGTCATTCTCCTCAAGTTAAAATAAGTCTAGTCCATTGGTCTGCCATAGCATTGGCAATACCTTTAAATGTTTTACTTCTTTGTTCTGCCCTCTCTTTTGGTGTAAGTTTCCACAACTCTGAGTACCACTTAGGCATCTTACTTCCATTGCCCATAGTCACAAACTCTCCCTTGTCCACCACCTTTGTAGGTTTTAACAAGGGTAAGTTTTTTAACCACAAACAGGTAGTTTTTTGTGCCTTGTGTCCATGTTGCCAAGGTTGTATCTTTTGGTCAGGCTTTCTTATTTGACTTGAGATAACCGACATGGGATTTTCAATAGCTATTCTGTCGATAGGTGCATTCATTAAGAGTCTAACAAAGTCCAATGCTTTCTCTCTCTTGTTCCACCTGTCTACATTTTTTGATTTGTCCTTGTTATATAACCATCTGTTACCACTCAAGGCAAGGTAGGTACAAGGTGGAAAAGCAATCAGCATATCCCAATGTTGATCCAATACTTTTGTAATATCCCCTTGTATGTGATTCTTATGTGGGTTAGGTTTGAGATCACAAGAATAGGTGTTTACATATCCTAGTCTAAGGAATGCATCCCTGACTGCACCTGATTCCTCGCAAGCAATCAGGATTCTGATGTCTTTAGGTAGTCTATTCATTTTGAATTGTCCTTATTCTTCAGCTATGAATCTTCTTTTGATGTGAGTGAATGATTGTGGCAATGGCATACTGCCAAGCCTAACAAGTTGTCCTTTTGCTGATTTAGAAATTACCTTTATATCAGCAACATCTAACACAACGTCAGGTACTAACTTGTTAGGTACAAATTTTAAGAGTCCGTCTAATGTATGCATTTTTAAATCTCCTTTTCGTCAGTTTTAATACCGAAACACACTTTTACAAATGTGTTTCAGAATTAATACTTTGATAATACTTATAGTCCTAGTTTCCTAGGATAAAATCTATGCCGTTGATACCCTACCTTTCTTTGTTTGTTAATGTATGTTTACTAGTGTAGTGACAGTAATTAATAATGTCAAATTTTAGTGTGTCTTTCTTTTATCTCTGATAATAAATCTTTGGTAACACCATTCGTTATTGTGGATGAATCGTAACTATTCATTTTGGGCCCCTTATTAAAATTAAATTGCACGTTTTGTTTCTGTAATGATCTCTCCATGCCCATGTATTCTAAAGCTATGAGCATTGATAATAGGTAACTCATCATTTGTTAATAGTCTATCGGCTAGTATTTCGTTTCTATCGAATGCACTCTGACAATTTTTCCTATGCCCTTGTAACATTTCAAATGAATAACATTTTTCACAAATAGATTTAGCATCTTCTTTATTTTTTGAATACTTTTTTATCGGTTCTATGATTATATTTTCTTTGTCATGGTCGTAACATTTTAAGCAATCAATACACTTACCGAAACAATTTTGATCTTGGATAAATTTATCAGAGTCAACCACGTTAAAAACTTTGTCAAAATATTTTGGTACTTTATAAATAATTTTGTTTACTTTTGAATTTGAAAAAATTAAAATTAAATTTTTAGGTTTTGTTCTATTGTTAAAAAATTTATTGGTTACATCAATTCGTTTTGTCCATAAAGCAATATTACATCTTGGGTTTTTTTCAGCTATTAAACAGTAGTTTTCTAGCATAATTTTTCCATCATGCTTTTTTAATTTAAAATTTATTAATTGATTTTTGCTTTGCTTTTGACAGTAAGCATTTGCAGTTGTATTCTGATTGATAGCTTGTATCCCTTGTAATTTTCCACTCATATTTGATATATGAATCTTGAAAGGTTTTTTATTTTTTGTTGATAGGTTATCAATATTTATTTTATGTTCCATTTTGTACCCCTTAATTTTTAAATTATAATTTGATTATAGTTTACTTCAAAAAGATAAGTAAACCCTTATAATAAATATAAAGGTTTACTTTGTTGTTTTTATGCTACCTTTTTATTTTCATTGAACTTAACATCTCTGTAATCTGATGGTATATACAGATCTTTTTTTATTAACTCTTTATCGGTAGCATTTCTAATATATTCAAAAGCTTTTTCACTATCGGCACAAGCTTTAAATAGTTTTGTTGGGTTCTTTTTTAAGCTTTCATACCATGATTTTAGATAGCATACATGGTTTTTAGCTACTAACTTACAGTTATTTCCATAGTAAGCATCTAATAATGAGCTTGTAAATTCGGCTACTAATTCCTCATAAGCATATGAATTTGTGCTAAAAGAGTTATTTAATTTTCTATTTAATCTAGATTCATGACCTGTAGCATGACCAATTTCATGCCCTAGTGTAGATAAAAAATGTTCTTCACTGTCAAAAGATTCCTTGATAGGCATATCTATGCTATCAAAATTAGGATAGTAACATGCTCTATCTCTTTGTACCAAATGCATACCATTTTTAAGGTTAATACCTTTAATCATTGCATTTTCTAATTCAGATAATGGGATATTTTTTGATACTTTTTTTGGTTTATATTTATCTTCAAGGTCATTAATAATTTTATCTACTTCTTTAACTTTTCCAATCAATTGGGATAGATTCATAACATTATAATAATTATATTTAGGTATGAATCCAAAAGTAGGATTTCCATCTGTATCTAAAATTGGTTTATTATCTTTTTTCTTTTCGTATTGTTGCATAGAAAAATGGAAAATATTAGAGTACTTATTCCCTTTAATCACTTTATAAGCATTTTCCCTACCAAACAAAGTAATCATATTATTAAGGGTTAACCATAAGCTAGACTTATAATTATTTTTAGCTTGTACATATGAAAGTAATAGTGCATTTGAACCCTTGTAAATATTTTTTGTGTAAGGATTCATCTGAGATAACAAATTAAAATCTTTAGGATTCCAACATTTTTTGTAATCTGATGATTTATTGTCAGGGTTAAAAATATCCTCAATTAAAGATTGTAAAATTTTATTTTGTGAAACTTGTTCAGTTGTTAATGTTTTTGGTTTGTAGGTTTTCATTTTAATTATTCCCTTTATTAAAAATTTAATTTTGTTTCTATGCTTTTAATATTAATGTATTTACTTATTTTTTGTCAATAAATATTTATATGTGAGTATGCATAAATACAACACTTATAAAATAATTAATAAATATGTTGACAATTAATTTAATCTATGCTCACCAGGTTTTATATGTAGTATGTAAAAGTAACTAGTATGCATTAGTAACTAGGGGATATATGTTGTAGTGAGTTTTATTTTTATGCATCGTCTTTTAGTTTCTCGCATCAACGTGAATCTCATTGGATGTTTAACACATTAATGTGAATTACTGTTAGTGAGTCAGTAAATATACAGGTACTTTTGGGCTATATACTAGCTATAACAGGTTAATGTGGCATAAATTTTGTACTTGACAGTTGGCCTGGATTCGGCAAGGGTGGTGGGTGGGCGTGAGCCACGGGGGGTGCCCTAGATATATATACACACACTCATACACAGATTGGGTATTTTGAAAGTTATCCACAGGGGCGGTATTTCACCCTAAGTGACACACTTAAAGGTGTTAACTATTATACTTAGATGTTATATCATTAATACTTAGGGTGTACTAAGGATAATCATTAGTTACCTTTGCTTACCATCTAGTACTTCCCAATGTAATCTTTCACATTCGTATCTTAGTTGTTCATCAGTTAATTCATATTGAGATCTTGCTATTACTTCTCCATCATCTCTTCCAACTTGATAAGCTTGTTGCCATACTTCATGTACATTTTTTGTACCTAAACTCATAAAGTAAAATAAAGATAATGCTCCTAATAAAAAAGATATAATATATTTCATATAACCCCTTGACAGATTTAAATTTATGGATATAATAGAGTCTAACAGACGGCAAAGGTGATATCACTATAAGTGTATCACTTATAATTATATATCACTTAAAATAAAATAACACTTATAGTGAGTGTTAAACAAATACCTAAATAAATATCTGTACTAAAGAAAGTCTGTTAGCTTGACTAATAAAAGAAAAACAGTATACCTAAATGACAATTCTGTATTAGAAGATTTTTATAGAGCTATTAAAGAAAATAGACTAGACACTCTTCATATACCGCATAGTGATGTATTCTTTGTACGATCTGCATTACGAGAAAGAACAGGTCATACATATCCTTTACAACAAATTGAATCTGCTATGAGAGCAGAAGGATGGAATAAATAATATGGCTTTTATAAATCCCTTAACAATTAGTCTTGGTACAAAACTAGCTACTAGTTTAGGAAAAAAGTATGGCCCTAAAGTAGTATCTAAATTAAAAGGTATGACAAGTAAAAAAAATCTTGCAGAAAATTTATTAATATTGGGTATTGGAGCTACAGAAGTAGCAAGATTAAAATTAATGCCTAAATCAACAGGCGAGGGTAGAGCAGAAGAAATTAAAGAAATGAGAAAAAAATCTTCTAAACAATTTGCTGCTAGAAAAAAAGGTGATGCTAATCGTATAGAAGGTGAACCTGAAAAACCTTTCAAAGAAAAAAAACAACCTATTGAAATGGATGGTGTAAAAAAATTATACAAAGGTGGTGTAGTTGACATAGTAGATGCAGGTAAATACTTTAAACATAAATAAATGGATAAAAAAACTGACATGTCTAAAAATCAAAAAGGAGTTTTTTTACATGACCCTAGAAATAAAAAAATGATTTTAATATCTGATCCTAGTTCAGATTTTAAAAAACTAAGAAGTCATGTAACTAGAATACATAATAAAATAAAAAGAGATGGTGATTATAAAAGTCCTCATTCTTCTCGTATTATTGATACTCCACATAGGGTTACTATAAGAGAAATTAGAGAAGGAGAAAAAAAAGGCTCTGTTAGAGGGTATGCAGATAAAGATTCTGCAAAAGAATCAAAGACTCAATCTAAACCTAGTACAAGTACAATGTCAAAAATGAAAGAATCTTTTAAAAAAGCCATTGGAAAAGGTGGAGGAACTTTGGGTGGTGGTGGTAGTTTTGGTTCTAGAGTTCCAAATAAACTTTTAAATCCCCCTTATAAAAAATTATACAAAGGTGGTGTAGTGAATATAGTAGATGCAGGTAAATACTTTAAACATAAATAATTATGGCTATACCTGATAGATATAAAAAGATGGGCTTTACAAAGTTAAATGTTTGTAAGAAGTCTAAAAGACCTGGTAAGAAGATGATGGTGTTAATCAAAGATGGTGAGAAGTATAAGGTAATACATTTTGGTGATGCATCTATGGGGCATAACTATAGCCCTGAAGCTAGGAAAAGTTTTAAAGCAAGACATGGAAAAAACATAGCAAAAGGTAAAACTAGTGCTGCGTATTGGGCTAACAAGTGTTTATGGGCTGGCCCTACAGGAAGTAAGAAGTCACCCCCTAAATCTCAAAAACATGTAAAAGGAAGGAAATCTTAAAATGGCACTCCCACTATTAGCAGGTCTAGCTATAAGAACAGTAGCACAGTATACAATGAGGTATGGTGTACCTGCGGCTAGAAAAGCATATCAAGCTTATATTAAAAAAAATAAACCTAAGAACCCAACAAAAGTAACTGAAATGTTTAAAAATAAAACAGTTACAAATGCAGGTAATAAATTTAAAGAATCAGCAAGTAAAACAAAGACTAGTGCTAGAAAGACTAACACACCCAGACCACCAAAAAAAGATACCACTAAAGATACATCTAAAACAGAAAAACCTGATGTAAAAAAATCAAGATCACAAAGAGCTTTTGAGAAGGGTGCTAATATGACTCAAGCTCAGAGAAATGCTCTTGTAAGAAAAAGAGGATTACAAGCTCTTGGTATTACAGGCGTAGGTGTAGGTGTAGGTGAAGCTGTTAAAAATATTCAATCTAGCAGAGCTAAAGCGAAAGCAGAAGCAGAAGCAGAAGCTAAACGAAAAAAAGAATTAAAACAAAAACAAAAGGATAGAGCAAATCAAAGAATGAATCAAGCTAATCCTAATGTACAAACATCTGCTAGAAGTGGTGGTTTTGAAGCTAAACGTGATAAGCCTGTAATGGGAAGCTCTAAAAACATTAGAATGGGTAGTGGCAGAGGTACTCGAGATACTACATTTGAAGATAAAGATAAAAATGTAGTAAGAGATCGTTCAGGTAAAGCAGTTAAGAGTAAATCAGGTAAAGTTAGAACAAGAGATACTTTTAAGAGTAGTGCTTTTATGGGAGGTGGTATGCCAATGAAAAAGAAAATGATGTCTGCTGGTGGCAACATGAAAAAGAAAGGCTATGCTATAGGTGGTTTAAAAACTGCACCTGAAGGTAATAAAGGTTTAGCTAAACTGCCAACAGGAGTAAGAAATAAAAGGGGCTACATGAAAAAAGGTGGAGTAGCCAAGAAAAAAATGATGGCAGGTGGTATGCCTAAGAAGAAAGGTTATGCTGCTGGTGGAATGAAGAAAGGTTATGCTGCTGGAGGTCGTGTTACAATGAAAAGGTCAACAGCAAGAGGAAAATAAAGTTTTGGCCTATTTGATAAGTGATTTAAGTGATTACAACATTCCACTATTTAAATGTTGGGTAAGAAAAGAGTTTACTAATGGACACAATAACTATCATGGAGAATTTGTACATGCAATAGTTATGGCTGTAAATACAATGCCTGATAGAAGTTTAAGTTTTCAAGTAATGTTTACAGGATGTGAAGCTGATGATGGTAGTCAGGAAAATGTACATGGGGGTGCTATGTGGGCTAGGATGCCCATTAGTGCTTTAGTAGGGGATATAGAATTAGAAGAGTGGCCTGAACGTATGCCTACTCATTTAGTTCAACCTTGGGATTGCCCATCACATCATCACAGTATTATAAGGTTTGCTAGAGCTAATCCTAGCCCTTGGATTTGTAAGATTGATGGAGATTTTTATAAAGCTAGATATTTGTTTACAGTAGACTTTACAGAAAGTCAGGTTGCAGATGATCCAGCACAACATAAACAATCACATGTAATGATACTTACTGAAGGGCAATGGAAAGGCAATGTAGTAGCTTTACCTAATAATAGAGTTAGAGTAACAAGCCCTGCATATTGGATTACTGGAGAAGGTGCACCAGATTTTAGACCTAGCCAATATATACATTGTGCAGAACAAGATGATAGTTATACAGACCCTGAAGTAACATTTAATAATTTATATTATGAACAAGACACCAAAAACTAAGAAAACAATGAAAGGTACTGTTGTACCTACTATGATGCCACCACTAGCAATGGGTATTGGTGGTAGTGCATCTAAGAAAAAAAAGAAAGCTATGGATTTAGTAGTTATGATTGGTGTAACTCCTAGCAAAAAGAAAAAAAAAACCTAAATGCCAATAGTAAATAACAGTAGTAGTAAATTTGTAACTGAAGTTGTTAACGTGGCTTCTACTGTTGGCACAGCAAATGCTACTTCTTTGTATACATGCCCAACGAACTTTACAGCTTTAGTTAAATTATTACTAGTTAGTTCAGGGGCAGGTGGTGACAAACAAGTTTCTGTTCAGTTATTTGATAACTCAGCATCTGCATATAATACTATAGTTACTGGATTAAGAATGGAATCTAGTTCTATTACTAATATATTAGATGGGGATCAACTAGCATTACATAGTGGTGATCAGTTAGTAGCTTTTGCAGGAACTGGGGCTACTAGTAATTTTACATTAACAGTATCAACTGAGGAGTTTTTTGATCCTTTGAGGTAATAAAATGAAAATAAATAAGAAAAAAAAATCAAACAATTTAGATTTTAAAATTATTGCAGAAGGAGGTTCTGGTGAACATGGAACTTTTGGAGGTGGTAAAGTAGCAATTAATAAACCTATTACTCAAAATCTTAATCTTTCTCTTAGTCAACGTGGTAGTTTTGTTAAACCTAAAAGTAAAGCAGGTAGGCTTAAATCAAAAGATACAACAATAGGATTACAATACACAAAAAAATTTGATTTTTAAGGAAACATATGGGATTAATATTATTTTTTATAATCATAATACCAGCAATAATAGTTGGTGTAATAGAAAACTTTAAATTGGACGTACTATAATGGCACTAAAATCTAATAAACCAAAGAGTACAGTAAATGCAGCTGGAAACTATACGAAACCATCTTTGCGTAAAAGAATATTTAATCAAGTTAAGGCCAGTGGCAAAGGTGGATCACCTGGACAATGGTCGGCAAGAAAAGCTCAAATGGTTGCACAAAAATATAAAAAAGCAGGTGGTGGGTACAGAGGTTGACATCAAATGCTAGAATCCCTAGAAAGAAAGGGCAACCTAAAGGATCTAAGAAACATTCTGATTTGTACACAGATGAGAATCCTAAAGGTACGATTAAAGGTTTAAAGTTTTCTACAGAGGCTGATGCTAAACGTAGTGTTGCAATTATTAAAAAAAGTGGTAAAACTCATGCACACAAGATACAAGCAGCAATAGCTATGGAACAAAGAGCTAGGGTGGCAAAAAAGGTAGAAGCTGCTGCTGTATATAGAAAGTTTATTAATGCTATGAAACTAAAAACTAAAAAAAAAAAGGATAGTTTAAAATGAGCAGACCTAAACAAAATTTAACTCCTGCACAAAGAAAAGCCTATGATGCTAGTATGAAACGACTTAAGGCACAACAAATGAAAAAAATGCTAGGAGTTGGAGGACAAAAATTATCTCAAGCTGGGATTAAAAAATTACAAACCTCCCCTAGAAAAACAGTAGGTGGACTTGGTACAATTGGTAAGTTAGGTAGACCAGTTAGAAAACAAAAACTAACAATAGAACAACAAAAAAAAATGAGAGAGCAAATGCAAAGTCGGGTATCGGCTTATAATGCAATGACTCCACTACAAAGAAGAAGAGCAGCAGCAGATGCAAAAAAAAGACAAAGAACTCAACTTCGCACTTTAAGAGAAAAACCTAATAAGACAGTTAAAGAAAAACAATTTTTAAATGCTGCAAAAAGAGCTAGACAACAAAGAAGAGCACAGAGAATAATAAATAGAAAAAAAGTTGCTGCACAAAAATTAAGAAATAATCAACTAGCAAAAAAGCTAGGTGTTCCAAAAGCACCACCAAGAGTTACAAGAGTTACACGACAGCCACCTCCACCTAGAGAAGTACCTAAACAAAAAACTAATAGAAGAAGAGCAGTAGCTGTTTCTAATGTAGTAAAAAGAAAAGGTTGATTATGGCATTAGCTAAATCACAAAGAAGTTTAAAATCATGGACTAAACAAAAATGGAGAACTAAAAGTGGAAAACCTAGTACACAAGGTAGTAGAGCTACAGGAGAGAGGTATCTCCCAGCTAAAGCAATTGCTGGATTATCAGCACAAGAATATGCAGCAACTAGTAGAAAAAAACGAGAAGGCACTAGAAAAGGCAAACAGTTTGTGGCTCAACCTAGTAAAATCTCCAAAAAAACCAGAGCCTACAGAAAGGTAACATGAAAACCTTAACTGAAAAACAACAAAGATTTCTTGATGTCTTATTTGATGAGGCAGGTGGAGATGTTGTTAGAGCAAAAGAGTTAGCAGGATATTCTCCTAATAACTCGACTACTGAAATTATTAAAGCAATTAAAGAAGAAGTAGTTGAAGCTACTCAATTATACATGGCAAGAAATGCTCCTAGAGCAGCTATGTCAATTGTTAGTGGTATGATTGAACCTACTGAGCTTGGCATGAAAGATAAGCTTACTGCTGCTAAAGATTTATTAGATAGAGTAGGACTTGTTAAAACAGAAAAGCTACAAGTAGAAGCTAGTAATGGTTTAATGATATTACCACCAAAGGATATTGATGAGAGAGAAGCTTCCTGATATAGGCACTTGGGTTTTACCACAGCCAAAGGAAGCATATGATGATGATTCATTTGTACCGATTCCTTATCTGAAGAGATCTAAATATATACCATTTGGATATAAGATATCGGAAACAGATCCTGATGTTTTAGATCCTATACCACAGGAGCTAAAAGCTTTAGAACAGGCAAAGCAGTATATAAAAAGATACTCATCAAGACATGTAGCAGTATGGTTAAAGAAAGTTACAGGAAGATATATATCCCATACAGGATTATTAAAAAGAATAAAAGATGAAGGAAGAACCAAAAGGAGATCTCAAGCACTTAGGGAATGGGCCAGAAGGCTCGAAAAGGCAATCTCCGTTGCGAAAAAGTACGAGAAAACCAAAGGCTGTAAAGAAACAAGTACAAAAGAAACCCAAACCCAAGCTGAATTTACAGGATAAGTTTGAAGATATAGAGAGTTTAGACTTATCTGAAAAGAATGTAGTATTTAAACCTAATGTTGGGCCTCAAACTAGATTCCTAGCAGCAGGTGAAAGAGAAGTTTTATATGGTGGAGCAGCAGGAGGTGGTAAATCCTATGCTATGTTAGCCGATCCACTACGTTATATGGCTCATCCACAGTTTAGTGGGTTGTTATTAAGGCATACAACAGAAGAATTAAGGGAACTGATTTGGAAAAGTCAGGAAATGTACCCTAAGATATACCCAGGTATTAAGTGGTCAGAAAGAAAAATGCAATGGGTAGCTCCAAGTGGGGCAAGATTATGGTTTTCATACCTTGATAGAGATCAAGATGTGCTTAGATATCAAGGTTTAGCATTTAGTTGGGTAGGATTTGATGAGTTAACCCAATGGCCCACACCATTTCCGTGGGATTACATGAGGTCAAGGCTTAGAAGTACTGCACCTGACCTACCTGTATATGCTAGAGCTACAACAAACCCTGGTGGCCCTGGTCATTCATGGGTAAAGAAGATGTTTATTGACCCTGCAAAGCCTAATGAATCATTTTGGGCTACAGATATAGAAACAGGTAGGACTTTAACGTACCCAAAAGGGCATAGTAAAGAGGATGAACCTTTATTTAAACGTAAGTTTATACCAGCAATACTATCTGATAACCCATATCTAGCAGAACAGGGTGATTATGAAACAATGTTGTTATCATTACCAGATAATCAAAGGAAACAACTGTTAGATGGTAATTGGGATGTATCAGAAGGTGCAGCATTTACAGAATTTAACAGAGAAATACATGTAATTGAAGAAGAAGCTATACCAGGAAGTTGGACTAAGTTTAGATCGTGCGATTATGGGTATGGTAGTTTTTCAGCAGTACTATGGTTTGCTGTAGCTCCTGATGAACAGCTAGTAGTTTACAGAGAATTGTATGTTAGTAAAGTATTAGCTAAAGATTTAGCTTATATGGTGCTTGAAGCAGAGCAAGATGACCATAATATTAGATATGGTGTACTTGATTCTTCATGTTGGCATAAAAGAGGGGATACAGGCCCATCACTTGCAGAAACTATGATTACAGAGGGCTGTAGATGGAGGCCATCAGATAGAAGTGGGGGTAGTAGAGTAGCAGGTAAGAATGAAATACATAGAAGATTACAAGTAGATGAGTTTACAGAAGAGCCAAGATTGGTTATAACTAGTAATTGTAGAAATTTAATTGCACAACTGCCTGTATTACCTCTAGATAAAAATAATCCAGAGGATATAAATACAAAAGCAGAAGATCACTTGTATGATGCTTTACGATATGGAGTAATGAGTAGACCTAGATCAAGCTTGTGGGATTATGATCCTGCAACTGCAAAAACTTCTAGCTTTACACCATCAGATCCTGTAATGGGATATTAAACTAGGATATTAAATGGAAGAAGAATATACAGAAGATAGACAGTTTGCTTTAGACGATAATGAGGATGAAGCACCTGAAGATAATATTGCACATGCAATGATTAGTCATGTAATGGATAAATATGTAAAAGCAGAAGATTCTAGAAGAGTAGATGAAGAAAGATGGCTTAGAGCATACAGAAATTATCGTGGTTTATATGGCCCTGATGTACAGTTTACTGAAGCAGAAAAAAGTAGAGTCTTTATTAAAGTAACCAAGACTAAAGTATTAGCTGCATATAGCCAAATAACAGATGTATTATTTTCTAATAACACAT